ATGAAATCTGTATTTATTTTTCTTTTCTATTTTCTTTCCATTATTGCCGTGTCAGGTTTTGCTGCATTCCTGATGTATCACCGAATTGACGGTTGGGGTTGGCTCGTTTTCATTGATGTTTTGCTTGTTAGTATGACAATCAAGACTTCTGATAAATCTCAATCCGAAGGATAGTATCATGCTTCAAAACTCCGCCCTTGCTGCCCTTGGCGTGTTTGTGTTTACCCGTCAAACCGTACCTTTTCAAAGTTTTGACCGTCAATTATCATGGCGACACCCAACCAATTCTGTTGTGGGGCAAATGCCGAAAACCCAATTTACCGGCAAAGATTCTGAAACCGTCACGATCAGTGGTCGGTTAATCCCAGAAATAACAGGCGGTACATTAAGCCTTGCCATGTTGGAATTAATGGCAGAAAGCGGTGCGGCATTTCCGCTGATTGAAGGGGCGAATTTTATGTTGATGGGGTTCTTTGTCATCGAATCCATCCAAGAAACCCGCACGGAGTTGTTTGGCGATGGCACAGCACGTGCGATTGATTTTACCCTCAATTTAAAACGTACGGACGACCCGCTTTTGATTGAGCTTGCTCAAAATGTGATGGGAGCATTTTAATGTTTGACTTTACCACCAATCACCGTACACCTAAATTTTCTGTGGTTGTGATCACGCAAGATAAACAGAAAAACGACATCACGCAAACCGTTGCCGACCGTTTAATGAGTATGCAAATTGAGGACAATCGGGGCTTTGAAGCGGATATGCTAGATTTGCAACTTTCCGACCACGACGGCAAACTCGCTCTTCCCCCTCGCAATGCCACCATTCAAGTGGCGATAGGTTGGCAAGGCGAGCCGCTAATAGACAAGGGAAAATATTTGGTTGATGAAGTGCAGTTTTCCGGCTCGCCCGATACCCTCACAATTCGGGCAAGAGCGGCAGATTTAAAAGGCAGTTTGAGTGAACAAAAAGAGCGGTCATTTCACAATATCAAACTGGGTACGTTGATTGAACAAATCGCCAAAGAAAACAAATTGGAAAGCCAATGTGCCAAAGAATATGCCGAACAAACTCTTTCCCACATTGACCAAACCAATGAAAGCGACATTAATTTACTGACACGCCTTGCGGAAGACTATGGCGCAATGGCAACGGTGAAAAATGGCGTGTTGCTGTTTATGCCTTTGGGCGCAGCCAAAACTGCCACAGGCAAGCCTATTCCTGTAGTACAAATTACGAAATCAGAAGGCGACAGCTATAATTTCAGCATTGCCGAAAGTGATAATTACAAAGCTGTGCGTGCCTATTGGCACAACCAAGACACCGGAAAACGAGGAGAAATCACCGTTGATGCCAACACCAAGATTGTGAAAAAACAGCGGATGACAAAAGGCAGAACGCTGAAAAACGGCACGGTGAAAGGCAGACGCTTGAGCAAGCGGAAATACAATACCGTAGAACAACAAGAGCCGGTAACGAGCAATAGTGATCAAATCAAAACCCTACGCCACACCTACGCCACGGAAGCCTCCGCAATCAATGCGGCAAAATCCGCTTTTGATAAACTCAAGCGTGGTGTAGCAAGTTTTAGCATTACCCTTGCCTACGGCATACCGGATTTAATGCCGGAAACACCAGTGCAGTTGAACGGGTTTAAACAAGAAATTGATGGGACGGATTGGTTAATTACTAAGGTTTCGCATAGTATTTCTAAAGATGGTTATACTTCGCAGGTGGAGTGTGAGTTGAAGGTTGAGGCGGAAGAAGTAGCAGTAAAGAAAGAGGAAAAATGAAATGGGCATGATAAAAAGCGTTTTATTTCATACCAACGGCACATTTTTTAATATTAACAGCCAAGCCGAAGGGTTTTGCTTGAATTTAGGCAAGGACATCGGAGTGGCTGTATTGGAAAAACACGGAAAAGAAGGACTCTATACTACGTACAAAGTGATGCGAATAATGCCGGTAGATAACCCACTCCCTTATTCACTAATTCCGTCAGAATTTGTTTTATGGCATCGGCAGGAAGCGATTTTAGCTGATCAATCATTTTCTGCTTATCGCTTGGGTTTAGGCTTGAACCATCAATCGCCGCAGTGATTAAATCTAAAGTGCTAGGATGAAGTTTTATCGTTGATATATTTAGAATGGCGGATAATCCGCCGTCATCTTCTATAAAATCAATGCCTTTGTGTGTAATGCGATAACTTGAGCCTTTTTTCTCTAATAATTCGTGAGCAGTCAGATAAGTAAGATTTTCGCGCAAATGTTTTATTGTGGTTTTATCAATTTTGATGGATGAATAAAACGCAAGTTGTGCTCCATAATCTTCAAATTCAGGAATACCAATACCATCAATGCAAGCTGCATAAATAAAACGATCTTCCAAAAAATTATCATAGGACATTTTCAAAAATTGTAATACACAATTTTGTAATTTACGATCTATATTCATCCGTTCCCCTATCCACAAATACTCTCACAAGGCACGCCATCACGATCACGGTCAAGTTTTTTCATACCGCACTGATGTAAATGAAATTTGGCATCGTCACAATTATCCATATCTTTGCAGGTGCGTTTGCCGTCATCACAACTAAATTGCTCACTCTCCGCTTTCTTCCCCTTGGCAAGTACAGAGGAAGAAATCAGAAAAAGTGCGGTTAAAATTAGGGTGAATTTTTTCATTTTCGCTCCCTTAATTAAATACTTTTGGTTGTTTTTCCAATTTCTCTATCGTCAAAAATGCAATGCCGCCTAATCTAGGATGAACTGTTAGTTTGAGAGTCAATCCATCAACTAATTTGGTTTCTTCAATACTTTCTTTATTTTTCGATTTCTTCATTTTTTTGCCAACAGTATCCATCATTGATGTAACCGTATTGAATGATTTATCCGGATTAGGGGTAGCAAGCATTGCGGCTGCAATTCCTCCAGTAGATTGCATCACAATATTTGCATCATTTATAACAGCAAACTGAACAGCGACTTGTTCAATCTTATCCTTACCCTTCCCTATCGCATAAACTCTAACAACATCACTAATCGTTGTGGAATATTCCTGATTCCCATTTGCCAGTTCCCGACTATCATTTTGGAAAAGAGATAGATCAAAGGCTTGTTTTAATTTCACTTGTATGGTTGTGAAATCAACATCAAGAGGAAGTTTCACCACTTCATAAGGCTGTTCAATCTTTCCAGTCAGTAAACCTGTGAGAATTTGTTTGCGATATTCTTCCCGATTAAACTCATCTGCCTGTTTTGAGCGAGAATAGCCCAAGATGTTATATTCATCATCTTTATCGAAAGAGATATAATCATCAAAAGACTTCATTGCGCTATATGTTTGCAGGACTTTTAGCGCATTCTCACGGGTAACTTTGCCTTTGATTGCTGCATTTTTTCCGTATGGCTTACCATTTTGTTTTATTGGTTCAAGCGTTAAATCAACACTATCCACATTTAAGTGGGCAAAAATTTCAAAAATATTCGCAATAAATTTTCTCTCCAAGTCATTGCGAATGTCTTTTTGATCTAAATCCTCAAATACAGATTCTTTTAAGGTTAATTTGAGTGGGTTTTCAGACTTAACCACAATCGTTTTATCTTCAATATCATAATCATGACGAAAGAGATCAATCGCATTATTTAAAATCACACGACCACGTTCTGTTTTTGTAAATGGAATATCGAAGAATTTTTCAGGGCTAATTGCTTTGACTGGTTTTTCTTGCACAACTTCAGGTGCGGATTGGGATGTTTGGGGAGATTGTTCTGTTGCAGTATTTTGAGGAGAACTATCATCACAGCCAGCTAGAACCATACTGCATAAGGTTAATGCAAATAATTTTTTCATTGGTTTATTCCTTAGTTATTGTTATCAAATCACAACACCTTCGCTTTCAACTCTACCGCCCGAATAAACTTGCCAATAATCACAGCGGTGTCGAATAATTCGTCTGTAATATCAAATGGAGGGTAAAGCGGATTATCACTTAACGCCCGAAAAATACCGGTCGGCAAACGTTGTAGGCGTTTAATATAGAGTTCGCCGTTCAGATTAAAGGCATAAACCCCATCACCTATATATTCATTAATTTTGGTATCAATAAACACTAAATCATCGGGCATAATGGTCGGCATCATACTGTCGGTCGGCACGCTAAAGAGATAAATCCCTTGTGTTGTTGTTCGTCCGAGTAAACGTTGCACGCCTTCTTCCGTGAAATAGAGGCGGGATAATACTTCAGGATAATCACTATTGATAATGCCTGTTGAGTTTGCCGCCAACTGCACATCTAACAAATCAACCCTTAAATGATGTTGTTCATCTTGTTCTTCGCTATAAAGTGCGGTGATCACTTTATCGTTAGGTTCAGGCTCCCCTTCCCCTGTTTTCAACCAGTGCGCATTTACTCCTAGAGCAGCAGCAATTTCTAGAATATTTTTAGGATTAAGAGTTTCTCCCCTAATTATTTTAGATATTGCCTGTTGAGAAACCCCCACTTTTTTAGAAAAAGCATTCACAGAAAGACGTTGCTCATACAATTTATCTTGAAGTCTTGTTGCTAAATCAGACATAAAAATCTCCTATTGGTAAAAAATACAACTTTAGTTACAAAAAAACAATTGAATAATAGTTGCGTTATTTTAACTTTAGTTGTAATATTTGTTTCAACTAAAGTTGAAGGGGATTGTTATGAATGGTATTGACAAAGCAATAAGCCTCTGTGGAAGAAAAGCGGATATGGCGAGAATCTGCGGAGTAAGTCAAACATCCGTGGTGAAATGGATAAACGGTGGAAAAATGGACGCGAAATATATTCCGCCCATTCTTCAAGCTACAAATTTTGAAGTGAATCCAAAAGAATTGCGACCGGATGTGGATTGGGCGGTGATTTATGAAGGGTTGAAAAAGGTTTTTGAGTAGAAGAAAGGGGGTGTGTATGTGTGAAACATCATTTAAAGACAAAAGTCTTGAATGGCTAAGAAAATCAATGAGCGACCATGATTTAATGGTCGCAGATTGCCTATTTAAAACTATCGAAAAGCATGGATTGGAAGGTACAAAAGCCGAAATCGCCTTTGAACGAGCCAAGCGCAATTTGTTAAAGGCTTATGAGCGTAAATCTGCTTTATGTATAAATAGTGATGAATAACCTTTGAAGTGACCTTTATCTTTGGCTAAATCAATATAACCATGATCGTGCATAAACTCTGTGAATGGAATTAAATCACTAAAACCTTCTTCACAAGTTACCACACGATAAATGATACCCCGGTGCATAATGGCGAGACGGTAAATATCATCAGCCCAGTAAGCATCTTGGTTTTCAACAAATGCCGTAATAGCTGAATCAATTTCAGGTAATTCAAAGGTGGAAATATCCACTAAATATTGAGATTTCATATTGTGCCCTTTTTTATGTATGGGCGAAAAGTATAACAAAGGTGTGTGAATGAATGTAGATCATAAATGTACGAACTGCGGAAGCAATAATATACGGGTTCGGACTTCTGAAAAAATTGGGTTGCTGGTGATTGATGTGATTGCTTATTGCAACAACTGTGGGACGGAATTGAAAGTAACCAGTCAAATCACACGAGTGAGAACGCCAACTTATAACGAACGCCCTGAAGCGTTGATGGCGAATAAGCCGTTAAAGCAGATTGATGAGCGTCAGTTAGAAATCGCCACCGATTAATCTTTAATTTTCCCTTTAATTTTTAACCCTTGTCGTTTGATGAAAATCAATCGACAGGATTTTTGCAACCTAAATTTGGGAGTTTGAGCAAATGGCAAGCAAAAAATATACCTACGACAGCCGCATTACCCGTAACCGTGAGCGGGTAAATGTGTGGCTATTAAACAAAACCGTGAAGGCATTAGAACAGAAAGTGAAGGTGTTGGAACGTCATATCACACATCAAGTTGGCTTAAATGCGCAACAGGTTTTATTAAATGAATCTTTGCATGACCGAGTGGCGGAATTGGAAATGGCGAAGTGGCACAACCCTGTGAAACGTTGGTTTAAAAAATGGGTTGATTTCGTCACGGGGAAATAAGCGAGGGGGGTGTGCGGTGTACGTTTTAGAAACAGAAAGCGCAGCGGAAAAATTCTGCAAAGAACATCAAGTAGCTGTACCACAAATCAGCAGTATTGATGATTCACTGCATTATTTAAACGGTGAAAGCCGTTTCCGTGTTGAACGGAGCTTTGACCGTTTGCAACAAGGTTTTCGTGAATTTCTTCTGACTATCGCCGAAGTGGATTTGAGCGACTTAAAAAGCCGTCATCACACGGGTTTCAAACTACACCACTACACAGAACAAGGACAACGCAAGATAGCCCGTGCTTTTCGCAAAGTGCGGTTACTTTCACAAGCATTTCCGGAAAGTATTACCGAGCGGGAATTTTTACAAATCGACAGACGAGGTGAATAAATGGCAACCATTATTTTAAGTCGTGGCGCACTCGCCTTTGCCGCCAAGGATTTATACAAAAAAATGGACGAGGCGCAAGAAAAGCTGTTTGCCTACTTTTACCACTTGGATAAAGGCGATGACGAATCCGCCAATGTTGCCTTTCAAGAATTTTTAGATAAAGGCGATGAAGCGGCAAAAGCACGGCGTGAATTGTTAAAAAAACGGGCTGATTGGGCAATGTGGAGAGCTAATAGAAGATGATTGATGTAATTGTGGGATTCATTGTGGCGGTGTTGGGCTTAATGCTTTTGGCTGCGGTGTTGAATGTAGTGTTGGGATTGTTAGCGGATTGGCTTAATCAATATTTTTAGGGGGCAAATATGGCGATTTTTACTGATTTTGGCACGCTTGGCGTGATAGACACGGAAGAAGATTCATTTGAAATTTATGTAGGTACAACGATTGAAGGAAAGCCGATACTCCACTTTGACAATGGCTTTTCATTAGAACCCGATGAATTGCTCAAGTTATATGAATGGATTGGTGAATGGTTACGTGGTGCAGGAAAGATTGAATAAGGGGAAAAATGGCAGAAACAAATATTTGTATCGCATTAGATTGTGGGGCGACGTTAGAAATTATGCCGATTGGCGCACGTTTTCAAGTATTGGAAATTTTAGGTGATCAAGATAGTTGGCATGGCAAACAAAAAACCCGTGCGATTGGTGGTTTGCATAGCACGGTTTGGGGTGCGATTGAAGAAGTCCGCCGTTATGACTTGGCGCAATATGAAGTATTGAGTTTGGAAGATTTACTAAGTGCGGTGAACTCGACCAACGCCAAAATTAAAGAATACTTTGAATTGCATAGTGAATATTTAGCCAATACGGCGATGTAATAAGGTTTTAAATGATGAACTGGGTAGCAGAACGTGATCTCAATCTTGCCAAGCGTGAACAGGCGATGGCAGATGCACGTGCATTGATGATGGAAAGTGCGGTCAAAATCAACCGCACTTTAGATCAGGCAACGGCAACAAGCGCACAAATGGCGTTATTTTCTGCTGCTCCCCATCAATTTGATTATGTTGAAAAACTGCTTTCTGTTCTGCCACGCAAACGCCAACGGGAGCATTTCCGCAATGTTTGGTTGCGTGCTTTTGATTCTGTTGCTGACGACGGTTCTATCGCCTTTCAATTCGGCAATAAACAATCCGCTTATGCCAACAGTTATTTGCGTGAGATTTTAACCAAGCGATTAAAAGCGGTTTTTCAACATTATCAAATTAGCCTTGATTGGATTGCCGAACGAGATACTCACTCCCGTGCGGTTGCGCTTTCAAAGGGTAAACACATTCCGCAGTTGCCATTTTATTTGTTGAGTGAACCGCAGTTAAAAGAAATGGCATACAAACTGGCTTTGTTGTTTTCCCGTTTGCAATCGGATTTTGTCAATGAGCAAGCGGAACGCAAGGCAAAAGGTGAAATCACCGTTGATGATTTTGATGATCTTGTGCATGAGATGTATCGCTTATGCGGTGAAATCTGTGCGGATATTGGTTTTCCGCTTAAAAACTGGCACGCCTTTCTTGAGAATCCTTTTTTAGATGCAAACAAAATTGACAGTGATTTGAAAAAATCCGTCTGTGAAAAACATTGGTTTCGCCAGTTAAAAACCGCACAAAAACGATTAAAAGAACATGTTGAAATTGGTTGTGGTGCAGTTTCGGCAAAAGTCAGCCCTTATGTTTCGCAAAGTGCGTTGAATGATTACCGTGCGCAACGTGCGGAAACCATGGAATTTCTTGAACAAATGGTGCTTGAGAATCTTGAAGATTCATCAGAACAAATGCCTCTGATTGATATGTGGAAACGTTCATCGGGCAACCCCGCCATTCGTTTTAACGAGATGATGAACCGCTTGCGTGGCATTGATGAATGGGCGGTGGAAAATGACTATGTTTCGTTGTTTTTAACCTTGACTGCGCCCTCTTCTTTTCATGCAACCAACAATAACGGAACAAATAACAACAAATGGCAAGGAGCAAGCCCACGGGATACCCAACGTTATTTAAATAAAGTGTGGGCGCAGTTGCGTGCGCAATTTGCTAAACGGGATATTGGCTTTTTTGGTTTTCGTGGTGTAGAGCCTCACCATGACGGCACACCGCACTGGCATTTACTCATTTATGTCGCACCGGAACACAAAGAAACGGTGATTAAGTTATTCAAGAAAAAAGCCTTAGAACTTGATGGCGATGAATTTGGGGCAAAAAAACACCGTTGTAAGGTGGATGAAATCGACCCTGAAAAAGGTTCTGCCATTGGCTACATTGCGAAATATATCGCCAAAAATATTTATGCCGGCAAACAGGCGGACGAAAAATCAGATGAAGTGGAAGATTTAACCTTGCGTGAAAACGTGATGCGTGTGAGTGCATGGGCGAATCTTTGGGGCATTCGTCAATTTCAATTCTACGGCACATCGCCAATTTCTACATGGCGTGAGTTGCGCAAAATTGATGATGCCATGGCTTCTGTTGCCGATGATGATGTATTAGACACCGGACGTGCGGTGGCTGATGTGGGCTGTTTTGGCAGTTATTTGAATGTGCAAGGCGGTGCGATGGTTAAACGTTGCGATCAGCCGATTTGCATTGAGTATGAAGAAACCGAGCCGAATAAGTACGGCGAAACAAGAAAGAAAGTTGTGGGGGTGAAAAACAGATTTAGTTTAAAAACCATTATCACTAAAGTTAAAAATTGGGTGATTAAGAAAGGCGGTGTGCTTTCCACGTCTGCCGATTCGGAGTCCACCGAAACAAACAAGGCGCAGCGCGCCGCTTGGACTTGTGTCAGTAACTGTAACCGTTCAAAAATTGAACATAAAGCCAATCAATTGATGTTGCCTATCGGTTTTCCGCTAAAACCACGTCAAATTGATATGTTGATGAAATATGGAAGGTTACGGCTTAATGACTATCGGTGGATTTGTTGTGAAAACGACCACGTTTTCATTGAAGAAGTAAAAATTCCTTTGGCTCAAGCCTTTGGTTGGGGTGAGAGTTTGGGGGATTTTAGGGTTAGTTAGAGTTTTATATATGAGCAAGGAACAACATAATGACAGAATTTAATAAAGATCATTACCGCACACCGAAATATGTGTTTAATTGGTTAAACAAACGATTCAACTTTAAGGTTGATGGCTGTGCCAGTAAAGATAATGCACTTTGCGCAATGTATTGCACTGATGATGAAAATGGAGGTTTTTTAAACCATAAAAGCATTTTGAAATTGGGATGTAGCATTTTCGTCAATCCACCTTACAGTGATCCAAGCCCATTTGCCAAACGTGCTGTGGAATTAATGGCTCAAGGTCACTTGGTAGTGATGTTGTTGCCAGCAGATAAAAGCACTAAGTGGTACAAGGTAATTCAAGATAATGCCACTGAAGTGATTGACATCATCGGTGGTCGGATTAATTTCTTACACCCCGTCACGGGCCAAGAAGTTAAAGGCAACAACAAAGGCTCAATAGTGGCAGTGTTCGATCCATTTATGCAGGGTTTTATCACTCGTCAGGTTGAATTAGATTTCGTTAAAAAGTTCGGTTAATTTTAATTCAGGAATAAACAATGAAAGACTTACAACAACTAATCAAAAACATTGAGCAATGGGCAGAAGATCGTAATTTGATTGAGGGCTCTACGCCACAGAAACAATTTATTAAATTGATGGAAGAATTTGGCGAGCTTTGTTCCGGTGTATCTAAAAATAAAGTGGATGTAGTGAAAGATAGTATTGGGGATTGTTTTGTTGTGATGGTGATTTTGGCAAAACAATTCAAGCGTGATGATATTCTTGCCGATATGAGTTACATCGAAATACACCCGCCATTTCAAGGCGATATTGCACGAAGTTTGATCGACACAAACGCATCCATGCAAGCCTTTTTCTTTGCCAATGAACGCAAAGAGCATGAAAATGTGATGAATTTCTTTGCCTATACTGTGCTTGGTTTAGTTGAAGCGACTGATTATTATCATCTTGATCTTGATGATTGCGTACAGTCTGCATGGGAAGAAATCAAAGACCGTAAGGGGAAAATGATTGATGGGGTGTTTGTGAAAGAGGGGGATTTGTGATGCGTGATTTTATTGAAAAGATAGTAAAAGGCAGAATGAGAAAAGCTGAATTAGCAACAAGAAAAAGAGGTATGGCGGAGTTTATTATCTTTCAGATAATCGCTAAGAAATTAAATAAAAAATCGAAACAGGCAATTATATGTTCTAATTTTTCAAAGTTTTATTACTTTGATAAAAGAAGAAAAGGAAAGAAATTTCTCAAGAAACTTAATGGGTTAAACTTAAAACAAGAACTGATTTATTGCGAATTGAATAATGATAATTCATTTAATGCAAAAATCTTTATAAAGGTGAATCCTAGACAGCCATCTATCGGTCAAGTTTTTTTTGATGAATTTCATGGGGTGAAATATGGTAACGAATGAACAGGTGATGGAGAAATTAGAGGCGTTAGAGCGTTTGGTTTTAGCTCAACAATCAAGAGAAATAAAGGGGTTGTGGGATATCCAGGATGTTGCGGATTATAGCGGTTTTAGCTATCGCCACACTTACGGCAACATTATTTCTGATCCGAAGTTTCCCGCTCCGGTCAATTTACAATCACGCACGGGCGGAAAATGTAAAACACTTTTTGTGAAAGATGAAGTGATTGAATTTTTCGTAAAAAATAAAAAGAAAAAGCATAGAATCTAAAGGGAAGGCATTGGTAACAATGCCTTTATTTTTTTAATCAAGCATCTTAGCAATTTCTGACATATTAGGTGCATAATAGGTGTTAAGTAAGATTTTTAGATCACGATGGCCGCTGATTTTCGCCAATGTCATGACTTCCACTTTTTTTGATAAACGGGTCAGCGCATCTCGTCTTGTGTCGTGAAAATGTAAGTCCACATCATTTAATCCCGCCTTTATTTTTAACTTTCGGAATAAAGAACCAAGCACACTTACCTTTAGACCAAATACCGTTGATTCATCCTCATCTCGTTGCATTCTCTCAATAATTTTAACTGCCTTCTGTGTAAGCGGCACTGTTCGGGAGTGACCGTTTTTAGTGAGAGGTAGAAAAGCTGTGCGAGCAGTTAGATTTACATTTTCCCACGTTAATGAACATATTTCTCCGGCACGCATAGCCGTTTCCAATGCAAATAAAAACGCTGCACCAACAGCGGCATATTTTGTTTTTGGTTCTTCATCAAAAGTAAATCCTGATGCTTCAACAAGTGCATTGATTTCTTGTTTAGTATAGCAACGGGTACGGGCTTTCGGTTGTTCGGGTTTATCTAAGCCATAAAGTGGATTTTTTTCAATATATCCCCATTTTACTGCTTGAGTTAATACGGCAGAAATTGCAATACGTTCACGTAGTACGCTTGCTGATGATACTTCAGATAGTCGTTTATTCTGCCATTCTCTTAAATCCTGTTGGCTTAACTCGTCCATTGCTACTTGACCTAGTGAGGTATCGCAAATTCTAAATAGTCGTAGTTTTTCCTCACGTGCTCCGCGTTTTTTTACCGTATATTCTTTGATGTATCGGTCGATAACTTGAGAAAATGTTGTGTTTGCCAATGGGTTGTAATTGGCTAACTCAATTTCTTTTTCTAGCGCGGCTGCCCATTTTTGGGCTTCTGATTTTGTTTCAAATTCAGCAGATTTACTTACGCCTTTTTTACGCACTTGCGCACGCCATTTATTGTTTCTTTTGGTAAAAGTTGCCATATTCAGTCTTCTATTTTTTGGTGCAAAGTTTGGTGCAAAAGAATTGTAAAGCAGATCATAACAGATCAT